GAGATAATAGCTCTCTGCCAGTACCGTTGCGGTCGGGGCAAGGGTGTTGTAGATCACACTCCCCTCCCGCTTATCGAGGTCGTGGGGGATCTCTGAGAGCATCCTGCTCAAAATCTGATCTCGCTCATATAATGCCAAGTCACACACTCCTCTCTATATCGCTGTCAAAGGTGCCTGCCTTGCCAGAGGCTATAGAACCCCCTGCTATACCAAAGTAAAGCATCTTGCTATCTTCCAAGGCATGCACCCCTCTCTACGTTTTTGTTAATGCTCCCTCCGGCAAGGTACACAGGCTTTGTCCAAAATAATATCTCGCTACACCGATACCCCACCAAAGCTCACACTCCTCTCTAGGTCACCAAAAATGCTCCTCACGGTAAAGCTCACGAAAGCAACATCCCCCTCAAAGCGCAGGGCGAAATCCTTTATGCCTTTGATACGGTCATCCTCCATGAGAGCTTCGGTGATCCGGCGCTCTATGTCACCTTTGACATAAGATCTGGGCTTGCCGATCAACTCTGCCAGCTCCACCCCATAATCTCCCGAGTAGATAATGTGATAAAATCGCTCGATGGAGAGGGCCAAATCCACCGCTTGCTCCACCGCCTGCTTACCATCTACATAGCCCTCAATATGGTCACCGTTTAGGCGGTAGGTTTTTGAGGATTTTGGGCTTATGGTATCGCTTCCATAGGTTTTTAATACGCTCATTGCTTCACACCCTGTCTATAATCGAATATCGCTGACTGCCTCGCTGCTGTACTATAGCTACCTTCTGCCCTACATCCAAGCCTGTCTGTAAGGTTACCGGCACATCGGTCAGCTTGATGCATTTTATCTTTGGCAGAGGAGTGCTTTCGTCCTCTGTTTCGATTTCAATGCCCTCTGTGATGACTGTGCTAAGCTTTGCCTCAACCTTTTGCAGATGCAGGGGGATATCGACCATATCCAGCGGAATCTCCAAAGGCTTGTTATCGAGCCTGAGTGCAGCGCCCGTAAATGTACCATATACCAGATCCGACATGCCAGCATTTTCGAGGTACTCCCCGATTATCTGTTTAATTACTGTTTTTAGCTTTTCTGCGCCCACAATATCACCTGCCCTTTTTTACTTTTAAGCTACTTGCCTGCCATAGGCTACTGAGGGGAGCTTTTACATATTTTACTTACTCCCCTGAAGCCTATCATAACCTTTTCCTATCTTTTACCCTGTTACACTCTTCCTCTCAAAGTCTGCTACTCATCGTTACTTCCTACGAATACAGACTTTAGATTTATCAGTGCTTGCTTTATCAATACCATCTGCCAAATCTTAAATTCAGCTTCATGGTGTGCTCCGATCGCTTAAAAGTATGAGATACGGATTCCACCACCGCCCACATGTTTAGGTTTGCAGCGGCGATTCTCACCTCGATACCGCTGCCGCCCTTGACTCTTACATCCCCCATACATTCAAGGGAGAGGGTTTCGGTTTCACGGTTTTTTAGCGCCAGCAGGCGGTTAGCCCGATCCAAAAGCTGAGAGTCATTGAGCTTGGCGTCCACCTTTTCGTAGAGCATCAGCTTGCCCCATTTGCCCATCGTTACGCTGTCACTTGCCACGTATACATCCCTTACACCCTTTTCCTTATCATCCCTGGCCACCTTAATGTAGTTATAGGTGTCGTCATCGATGCTTCTGCTATAATCAAAGTTGGTAGCAAGGCTTTCGTCACCGACCAACAGGGGCAGCCGCAGATCAAAAGTATCCACCAGCTCCAGCGCTCCGAAGTTATCCCGCAGGGTGTAGTAGTATCCGTTTAGGGTGAGGTTCTCCTCGATGGACTGGTAGAGCATATCAAGATAAGTTCTGTTGTTAAAGAAAAACTTTCCCAAAGGGGCTTCGGTCTTGTCGATGTTTCCCACCCTGATCCGATCCCCCAGTGCCGCCAAAGCACGGTTAACAAAGGCATCGAGAGGTTCGATTGGGCGCATAAGAGTGTCCTTCGCCTTGAGGTAGCGGAGCTGATCGTAGCAGGTGCATTTGATCAGCTCCTTATCCTGCCTGCTGGTAAAGAGCCAGCCGTAAAAGACCCCGCTGCCCTTGTAGTGCAAAGTCACCGTGGAGCCGTTGGCAAACAGCTCCCTCAGCTTTGCAGGGTAGGAAAATGTAAGGGTTGAAGCACCGTCGTTCCACGGTGAAACATATTGGATATCCAACGCGATGTCGGTGATATCGACGTCGTTGATCTGTAGTATAATTACACCTCCTTTAAACACATATAAAATCAGCT